GCCAATGTTGACGTTTGTCGTTGGTGTAGTGCTGATACCGGGGGCTGGACCCACTGGACCCACTGGACCCACTGGACCCACTGGACTGAATGATACAGTCGTAACATCAGTAATATCTGGACCCACTGGACCCACTGGACCTACTGGACCTACTGGACCTACTGGACTTGTATCTTCAGTAACATCTGGACCTGTATCGTCTACTGAAGCGTCTGGGCCTTCACCAGTAGCCCCAGGCCCTTCACCGGGACCACCGTGGCCGCCAGGGCCAGGGCCGCCTTCACCAGGCCCTTCACCTCCACCGCTATCTCCGTCACCTTCACCGCCGCCATCATCATACGCCCGGATGCCGTGCTTGGTCATGCGGCCGGAACCACCGCGCGCCTTCAACAGCGCAGCCTCACGATCCGTAATGTAAGCAAGCTTATGCTCCTGGCCGCCAATGTAAGTTTGGGCCGGCGCCTCTACCTCGCCGCCCTCGGCAAACTCCTGCACAAACCGGTCAATCTCATCCGGGTCATACGCAGTTGCAGGCTCACGCACCATGCCGCCATTGGCGTATTTCTCGTCAAGGTCAGTGAGGCCAGAAGCAGCGCCAGCACCCAAAAGCCCAGGGACAACAAGCGGTTGCGCTCTATTAGCAAAGCGGCTGAACACTTCCTCCGGCGTTAAACCGCGCTCAGCAGCACGATCATCAACAACCCGGTTAAAGATGTTGTCAAACGTATCAAGGCTGGTTTCACGCACGCCCGTGCGCTTTGCTGCGCCCATCCATAAGCTTGCCTGCAACTGCGCCGGCGTCATGCCCATGCGATTGGCGATATCAAGCGCAAGCCGCTCATAGGCGCCATACTCGTTGTCACGCGGCACCTCGTCCCAAACTGTGGGTCGGTTGCGAATGTATTGGTACAGATCGCCTTCCGCACCGCCGGCTTGCCGCACAGCACGAGCCGCATTAAAGCTCGTCTGCATTACTTCCTTGCCGGTTGCATCCTTTACCTTGCGCCGAGTGATGTTATCGCGCGCAATTTCTGGGAAGCGTTCAGCAATTTCAGATGCAAGTTCTTGGCTGATCACGGCGCTGCCGTGTAAGAAGCGAGGATCACCAGACGCCATGCCAATGAAGCGCATGAAGTGCTTATCGGCTGCGATATTCTCAGGGTTGCCAAGTAGGCTATTAGCAAAGCCACGCGGCTTTGGCGCCCGAGTTGGCTCAACATTCCCAATGAACTCGCCGCGATCAACAAGATCATTCAGAACCGCTTGGTATTGCTGCGTTAGGCTGCCGTAAGGTTCAGGCGGCCGTGGGTATTTCCCGGTTGCCTCAAACTCTGCTTGACGCGCGACACGCGACTCAGCGGGCTCAGTGAAGTAATAAGATGCTTGGCGGATATTGGGATAAACAGCATTGCCAGGGCTAGCCGCGCCAATCCTGTACATAAACTCAATGTAAGCGTCATTGCCCTCTTTTTCGCCAAGAGTATCAATAAAACGCTGCCGAGTAGCCTCAGTATTGTACCATCTACGCCCGACATCCTCGCCTTCGCGAGCCGTTGAAATGATGTCATCCAAAAGTTTCTGCTCATTATCCAAGCGCGCTTGGAACTCGGCAAATCGTGCACTGTCACCCCGCGCTGGATTGTGGCGGATGACAGTGCCTGGGCTGCGATCCGGCGCAGCAAACTCCACTTCAGGGACGGGGATTGCCTCACGCAATCCACCGCCTGAAGGTTTGCCTGAGCGGGCCTCACCAGTAGCAGCCAAAATGCGACCACGCCCAGCCCCAAACGTGCCAGCCGGGCCACCCTGCACCCCAGCCATGGGTAACAGATCCAGCGCCCTAGGCACCGCTAGGGATGTCTCGCCCGTATCCACATCCTGGCCCACAGGCAGCACAGCAGACCGACGCACAGTCGGCGCAAAGTCGCGCACGTCACGGCCTTGGCGGCCCTCAGGATCAATCAGACGCCCGTCTGCAGTCTCGATCGCATAGCCGCTGCGGGTCATGTCAGTCTGAACAACGCGCGCGCCCTCGGGAATATCAACGCCAGCCATGGCGCTCATCATGCCGCGCTGCACGTCTTCCGGCCGTGGCACAAGCATAGCCGCGGCCTCAAACGGCGACACGGCATTGCCCGGATACATCGCACGGCCACCGCGCGGCACAGGAACGCCAGACACGCCCAGGCGCGACGCCGGCTCTCTCAAAGGATCTCGCTCCAATAGACGCCGATCATACTCCTCATCAGCAGACCGGATTGTTGGCGCGTCGGCGTAGCGGTCCTCCATATCAATGAGGCCCTCGCGCACGCGGCCGCCCTCGGCGTACCCTTCAACGCCAGCACGCCCCAAGATCTTCTTAACGTAGTTCTGCGTCTCCAAAATCTGCGGGATCTGATTGCCGGCTCGGGCAACCCTGGTGGGGCCAGCATTGTAGGCGGCCAGGGCGAGCGGCAGGCTGCCAAAACGGTCAATCTGCTGGCGCAAATACCGCGCACCGGCATCGAGGTTCTGCGCCGGATCGTAGCGGTCAGCACGCAGATCCGCTGCGGTGCCGGACATTAGTTGCGTCAGGCCATACGCACCCTTACGGCTGCGGGCTTCCGGGTTGAAGCCGCTCTCCTGGTAGACCATTGACAGGAACACATCGCGCGGCAGGTCGTACTTCTCGGCCAGCTTGATAGCCTCGGACACCCAGGGATTGTCGGCGGGCAGCACTGATCCAATGCGCGGCGGCACGGCGTCGTTGGCAGTCTCGCCGGGAAATACACGAGGGGTGCCAGCCTCTGCGCTATCCCCGGCTGTTCGGGGAGGTGCCACAGCCGGAGGTATGGGCGGGAGGGGCAGAGGCTGGCGACGGGGAGACCTGCGCCGCTCGGCGATCGTCGCGGCAACGGGGTCAAACTCTTGGGAAGCAGCGCGTGATTCCATCTGACGCAGCAGATCAAGCGGCGGCCGGGGCGGAAGCGGGAGGGATCCAGACATTACCACTTCACCTTATTAGCCCAATAGGCCGCGCTGCTGGGCCCCTTGGCGATGTTGGCAGAATGCCGCGCCTTGAAGCTGGCACGCTTGGTCTTCATCCGGTCCGATTCGCCTTCCTTGGGCTTGCCGGCGGTCTTGGCGCCCTGCTCCCCAAAGCGAATGACTTTCTCTTTGCCGTCGTAGCACGCCTTCACGACGTGCGACTTCTTCGGGTGGCCAGGCGTGCGGCGCGGCTTGTTGCAGGCCATCGCGTCCTTATCCACGCGGCTGCTCATTTCTTGCGGGCCGCCCGTAAGTTATCGACCATGTTCGGGTAAGGCCGCCCGGCCGCCTTGGCCATAGCCTTCGCGGAAGCCTTCTGATCGTCAGACAGGCCTTTCGGCTTACCCAGACCTTTGGGGCGGGCTTTGTCCCAGATGGGCTTCTTAGACGGCATACGGGTTTACCCTTTCGCGCTTGTATTCCCGCGGCTCGTCACGTTCACGAGCCTGAGGCAGATCGAACCAGCCTTCGTTCTTTAAGAATATCACGGCCTGGGTCGTACAATCAACATAATCATCATGCTCGGCCACCGGGAATTTTGCCAGTTGTTTCATAAACGCCTGCGCCCAGCTTACCGGCTGCCCTCGGTTCTTGCCGCTTTCGGGTAGCCAGAGGAAGCCCATTTCCAGCGTAGGCGAGGCCTGGTGCGCCCGGCTGATCTTATCGGCGTTGCCTGGGTTGTACCCAATGGCCGGCACCTTGGCCAAGCGCAGATCCTGCAGCAGGGACTGCCCAGAGGCCTTGGCTTCCACCAGGATCCGGTCAGCCCGGCGGGCGGTGCGAAGGCCATCCTTAACCGTCGTGCCGCCATACTCGGTTGACCAGTCCTTGATCACCCTGGACCGCAGTTCGGGGTAGCTGAGATGCTCGTCCCAGGCGTCGATCAGCATGGCGTTGCGCTGGCTGTTGTGGGTGAAGATGCCCCAAACCGTACAGGCGGTGGGGTCGCCCGAGGTTCGCTCGGTGAAGGCGCAGTCATACGACTGCAGGATGTACTCAAACTGCGGCAGCCCCTTGTCGGCCGGCCAAAGCTGGAACTCCTTGGTTTTGAGGATGCCGCCCGTGCTGGGAACCGGATCCTGCTGCAACTGGCCGGAGGTGCCGTAGGTGCCAAGTAGCTGTTTTAGCTCGGTGATTTCCTTGGGGCCAAAACGCTCTGGGCAGATCAGTTCGCCCTTGCTCTGCCGCGGATCGTAGGGGCCCAGGCTGGTCTTGCGGCGCGTGCCATCCCACTCGGCGGGGATCATGAGGTGCTCCCACCCGCCGATATCCTCAAGGATGTGGCCGCTGATGTCACGCTCATGCAGGCGCTGCATGATCGTCACCATGGCATCCTTTTTGGGATCGTTGAGGCGGGTTGACCAGACCATATCAAACCACTCAAGCGCGCTATCGCGGATCACGTCTGACTGGGCTTCTTGGGCGCTGTGCGGATCGTCTAGGATCAGGCGGCTGCCGCCCTCGCCCGTGGCCGTGCCGCCCACAGACGTCGCCAGCCGGTAGCCGGTCTTATCGTTCTCAAACCTTTGCTTGGCGTTCTGATCACCGGCAAGCTTAAACATGTGGCCCCACCGCTCCTGATACCAGGGCGATTGGATCAGGCGGCGCGCCTTTAAGTTGTCGCGGATGGAAAGGTTGCCAGAGTAAGAAGCACACAGATATTTGTGCGACGGATCAGTGAGCCATTCCCACATGGGCCACATCACGCTGACGACGATGGATTTTGAATGCCTCGGCGGAATATTGATCAGCAGCTTGCGGATCTCGCCGGCGGTGATTGCCTCCAGATGCTCGCAGATTTCCTCAATGTGCCAGGACGGGATGAATGGCACCCCAGGCTCAACGACGTGCCAAGCCTGCTGCACAAACTCATATAATGACGCAGAGGCAGCCCGACGCTTTTGCTCGCGCTTGATGGCATCCAGCAGCACCTCGGGCTTGAGCGTGGCGTTCATTCCTTCTTGCCGGCGGCCTTCCCTAGCAAGTTCTGCATCTGGTCAAGCTCGGCATCGGAGAGCCCCTTCAGATTGGCATCAATCTTGATAGGCGGTTCCTTATCGTCACCCGAATGCACGAGGTGGTTTGTTTCCCGCCACCGGCCGCGCGTTTTCATCCAGAAGATAGCTGCCGCAACAGACCCCTGCTCCCGGCTGGTGGCGATACTGAAAAGATTCTGGGCGACAGCCGAATTGACGCGAGAAACTCCGTTCTCAAGCTCGTCGGCAAAGTATTTTTTCAACGTACTTTCGGCAATCCCCATAATTTTTGCGATTTGTTCTTGCGTAATCCCAAACCCCACCATCCGCTCCACCTGCTGCCGGTCTTTATCGTCCACGACAAAAGGCTGATTGCCTGGTCTTTTTATAGGGGGCGCCAATTCTTGCGGTGGTTTTTCCTGCTTGGGCATCATATCACCGTAAATTTTC